GTTGCCACAAAATCGCATAACAACTCTTCCTGATCTATCGGCAAATAAATTTCATAAGATATACATATCGCATGGCATACTTCATGAATAAACACTTTTTTCAAAAAATCACCATGCAGATTTTCATTTAGATATATCTCATGTGTATTTGCATCTGTTGTGCCGACACTATAACTTCCGTCAGTGCGTCTAATTGCCTCGCTATTGGGCTTTACAAACACAACACGCCAATTTGTACCGTTAATATAAAAAACCATGATATCGCCCCCTGTACGCAATCAGCCGGGGAAATAATCCCCAGCCGCTTAATTCAGAGAAAACAAATTACATTGCGTTCATCAATCCTGTCATATTGTTCTTAAAGAGTGATTTCTCTTCGTTCGTAGCATCTTTAATTAAGTCTTTTACATCATTTGAAAATACTTTCAAATAATCATCAAGACTTTTCATCTTTGCTTCTTTGTCGTGCATAGTATTGTCTTTATGCATTTCTTTGCTTTCTGTATAGTTTCTCTTTGCACGATCATAATGACTTTCGCTCATAGAGTCCATACCATGAGATACAGGTTCGGCAAAGTGCATTCTTCCGCTTGCACGATCAAGGTCACGCATCCGCTCTGATCTAGGCATATCTGACCATCTGTCATAATCATCTTTAGTCATATGCCAATAAGGCGGCTCTTCATAACCTCTTCTGCCAACGTAAGTGCCTTTTCCCTTTGGAGCATACTCACCTGTGGTTTTGTATCTGTAGTTGTCGTAATGTCTGCGACCGTCTCCGTATCTTTCAAACATTTCCATTGTTTCATACGGATCTAAGTCATTCATTGCATTTGTCAAAGTTCTGTAATACATAGCTTCTGACAAATCTTTCATCATATCGACAACTTCCCCCATCTCTTGGGTATCAATGCACTCAATTCCTTTGTCAAATTCACATTTTGCACATTCTGAAATCTTTTCAATCATGTCATGCATTCTCTTAACATCCATAGCTATACACCTCCTACGCTTCTCTTGTGACAACGATGTTTGCATTTGCCACATCTATAGCAACGCCGCTTGTATTTTCTACAGCGATATTTACGCAGCATCCTTTCGGTACATCTACATAAATGCCTGCGGATACGTTGTTAAACTGTTCGACTGCGGCAGGTGTGCTAATCATCTGTGAAGATAATACAGGCTCACCACTAATTGCAATTGCTAAAGAAATCGCCCCGGCCGTTCCACCGGTAGGAACTGCAATGTTTGCCGAAAAATCAACAAAGAATCTTGCTCTGCACTGATTTGTCAGTCCACGCAAGGTGATAATTCCGCTACCCTCTCTGTGCTGGATACAGCTAGACCCTTTAACTGCTGTGTTTGTAAATACAACATTTCCATTTGATGCAACTTCCTGTGTTGCAACTGATACATATTCTGCCAT